AAGTCACCTTCAGCATTAAAAGGAATCTTAGATTTACCAGCAAAAACATAAGTGTCTTCAACACCCATTGTCTTCATTGCTTTATTGGTATTACGAAGTCTGACAACAACACCAATACTTCCCACTTCAGCAGAAGGGTTCATGATGATTTCATCAGAGATAGAAGCTAGAGCATAAGCAGCAGAAGCGGCCATACCATCTACATAAGTAATCACTTTAACGCCAGCTTCATCAGCCATTGTGCGAATACGTTTAGCAGACTCAAATACACCGTAAGCTTCACCACCGGGACTATCTGTATCAAACACAATAGTCTTTGCACCAGAGCTAATCAGCGACTCTACATCAGCAAGCATACTTTGATAGCTTGTTGGAGCTTCACCACACATAGGTTGGTAATGCAAGTAAGTTAGTGGCCCTTTAAGTTCTACAATCCCCACCTTAGTATCGGAGTTGTAAATAAGCTCACGGGTTTCATTCTTAGCTTTATTTTCAAGAGCTAGCTGAATCTCTCCAACATTACGATCTTCCAGAAGGGAGGCAATCTTTTCAAAGTATTGAGCCTCCATCATCTGTGGTGTTGCAACAAGCTTGTTTGTTAGCCTAATAAGACTATGAGCTTTTGACATTAACTGTTCTCCAGATTGTCTACTGATTCATCTTGACCTGCGACACTGGTACTTGTACCATCGCCTGCTGTCTTCATTCCATCCCCAGCTCTGCTTCTATTTTGAGGAAGCAAATCTTCATCCACTGGCTGATCTTTAGGGTAAGGAGTAGCACCAAAGCCTCTCTCACGAATGATGTTGGCAATCTCACGATCAAACTCAATAGCATTTACGGAGAAAATACGTTGTACAAGTTTACTGAACTCATCCAAGTCTTCTTCGTCAAGGTCGGTGTAGGTGAACTTAGGAAGCTCTTCATCATCCCAGCCATTCAGAGCGAATGTTTGAGGGATAAGGTCTTTGTTAAGAACATCTGCAATCTCACGAAGGCGAGCTTCAATGGCCATAGCCATGATGGATGTTTTAGCACCAGCTAGAGCAAAAGAACCTACTTGATCTTGACCAAGCTTTAGGAAGTCAGCAAACAAAGAGGTGAGGATTTTATAATCCCAACGTGTGATAATTGCTGATGTATCGTATTGCTTACCAGAAGCAACAGACAAAAGTTCAAACTCAAATAGAGGCTGTCTTGATTCAGGATCATATGCGTTTGGAAGGACAATACCGGATTGTTCATTACGTTCAAGGTTTCTCACCATGTTGTAATAATAATCACGGATAGATTTCTGCTCTTCTGTAGCATCGGGGCTAAGATAGATGGCAGGAATCTTGATTACGGGCGTCCCTACCATGTTACGAGTGATGCCGATGGCTTCTTGTTCTTCTATTCCAGTTCGGTATTTCCATGCAAGCCAAGCATTCTTTAGCATACTTGAGCCTTCAGGGTTATCCCTCTCAGGGTTCACTCTAAAGAGCATAAACTTGTTCCTAGGGATCGTAATAACATTACCATTACGAGCACTTAGGGAGTTGTATCTACCGTACTGATTAACCGTTGTAAGGTCTTGCTCTACAGCCTGTAAGTCCCTACCATCTTCACTAAATACCCAACCAGAGATTGTATCTTGTGAGCGAATAGGAAGTTTCTTCCAGCCAATCAATCCATCATTGAATTTAGAGCCTGTAGCTTTAAGGCGTCTTCGATACACCTTCTCTTGTACAGAGAATCCATAGACATAGCTACTAGATACGTCTTGGATGAATGAAGCCCAAGTAGCCTCCATATCGTCTGTACATTGTTGAAGGAAAGCAGCCTTCTTTTCTTGTTCTGGTGTAGCCCCTTTAGGAGCTTCCACTTTCCAATCAATCCGTGCTAACATCATTTTATAGAGGTTGATTGCACTGTTGATTGTAGCGTCTTTCTGCATATTCTTGTAAGTGTTGATAACCTTTGGCCATCGTAGCTCTGTACGGGCTTCTTCAAGAATAACTTTATTACTGACCTTTAATCCGGTTGTACCTACTTCACCCATTCTAATTCTGGGTACAGAGGCATCTCCTGATTCTAGTCCAGCAGTATCAAGCTCTGCCATCTAACCTCCTAAACATGGAATGGGTTTTCTCTTTGCATATTAGGTAATACGAAAGAGGTGGGTATTTGTGCTGATCTTGCTAAGTGTTTGAATGCGTCTGAACAAGCATCGACTATCAATTATCTTAACCAAGGATCGTTAGACCTTAGCCACTCTTGTCTTCTTAGTATATGGTTTACCGTTTCTTGCACCAGCGGCTTTATTCTCGCTCTCTGTTGCAAACATGCAGGTTTCTTTACTATAGACTTTACAACCTTCAACAATGAAATCTTTATCTAGATTATATTTGGTTGAATTTGTATTTTGTCCAAGGAGCCACTTATCAAAATTCTCTAGTTGAGAGATATCTTTCAAGAAAGTAGCAAAGCAATGCCATTCTGGGGAAACTACAACACCCTTACCAAAGTATCCTCTGGTATCGGCTTCGCAGTAACACCTCTTCAGCATATTCTGCCAAAGTTGTTTAGCTTGCTTCCAATAGGCGTTCTTATTATACTCTCCTTCATAGCCTACCCCATAAACAGCAGGTGAGTACAAATCACGAACCTTACCTTTAATAAGATTGTGGTAGAGAGCTTTACGAACAAAGCCTGTCTTAGTAAATTGAATGAGACACTTATCGGCATCCTTATGAATGATTTTAAACTCGTGTCCTGCATTTGATACATATACTTCCATAGAAATTCTCCTATATATTTGAGTGCTGCATGTCACCATGCAGATGAGACTATATCTTCACTTCCGTAAGGAAGGCCCACTGTTTCGAGGTCACTTGACCCCTACATAATAGTCGTTACACGTTCCCTTACGGGCTTCGCTCGGTATTGTCTTTCACATTCGTGAGAGGTGTCCACCGAATTAAATGGGTTTATAGACAACCTAGTTTAATCGTCTTTGACCTTACGGCTACCATCAAAAGCCTCTAATTCGTCAACCAATTCATCATTCCACGGCCCTCTCACCATCGAAACATGCTTAGCTTCAGCTACAGCAGCAAATGGTTGGAAACGCAATACTTTGGATTGACTTGCTTGATAGATACGGGCATAGAAACCACGTTCAGCAAGCTCTTTAACGATTGACTGAGCGTAAGCTTTACCAGCAGCTCCGGGGTCAGCAGGGATTACAATATCTGTTGTTGGGCCATCATGAATGGCTGTCTGGATAATCTTCTCTAGAACACCATGCGCTCTATCTCTAAAGCGTTCAAGGTCTTCAATGTAGTAACGTCCATACTTATCTCTAGACATTAGAACACCAGCAGTCCAGTCTGGATTCGGGTTAGATTCGGAAGGAATACTTCCGCTAATATCCCAAGCCCTAACACGCTTCATAATATGATCTGTTGGCCTTGTCGGGACAATCTCTAACCAATCTCCTTTGAAGTAGCCTGCGGCCTCTTCTTTAGCATACCAAGACCCCTCAAGAAGACGCATCTTTTCAATACGTTTCAGACCAAGCAAGAATGCTAGGTATTTAGGGTTTTTCTGCATACCAATTGGGTTGTCAAAGATGTTTGCAGATACGAAGGTAAATGTTAGAATGTGTTCCTCTTTAATATGAGGAACCTTCTTGAACATCTCTTCTTTTGTAACTGCAAATATAGGCTTACCACCATCGTTCGTGAAGAATCGAATTACACCATCACGCTCTGGAATTGGAATGCCTGTCTCTGGATCAAGGTGCCATTCCACCCAGTTACGGAGGAAGGAGTTGTATAGAGGGTTACAAGTCATTACTAGCTGACTGCTCATCTGTGCTTTAGAACGCAAACGAGACATTAGATAGAGAACACTTACTTCTTGTTGGTGTTGAGCTTCGTCAAACACTACGAGAGAATATTGTCCCCCGTCAAAGTTATACCTGTCTTCTGGTCTATCAAGGCCAGCAAAACCAATTACTGAGCCACTTGGAAAAGTTGCTGAGAGTTTCTGTTCGTGAAACTTTGGCTTGAATGGTTTATACATCTGTTTGGCTTCATCAAACAAGCCACCGGATTGTGTGAGTTGTGTGCGTGTTTGTCGAATAAACACAGCACGGAAATTTGGGTCATTGATTTGACCTAGTGCTTTGAGAAGTGCGCAATGCGACTTTCCGCACCCCGCCCCGCCCCCATACACGATTATGTCAGCCTTACTTTCCAAGAACATTCTTTGTTTGTCGGAGGCTGGCCCATATACTTGATTTGTCAAAGTTATCCTCCTTGTAGACAGCTTTATCAAACGCCCTATATTTCAAAGGCGCTTTGTAAAACTTTTTAAAGGGTTATGTTGTTACAGACAGATCACCTTCAAACCATGTATTCTTACTAGAGAACTTACTGGTTACAGTGCCTGTATTTGTTGTTCTGAATAAGAACACGCTGTTAGCTGCCAATACCCTCTCAAGCTCTGGAACACCACCTTCAGCCTCAGTTACAGAGACAGCTTGACCACCTTG